TTCTTAAGTGATTCTTTTGCTTTGTCTAGTTCAGATTTTTTACCTGAACCAGCCATTGCGATTAAAGGGGCTACCTTCATACCAACGTCGGCGACTTTACCTGCTACATCTAATCCGTCATTGATTCCTTGTTTAAACCCAGTTCCAAAATCAGACCAAAAACCGGCACCGTGAAGTGATTCAAGTTTCTTCAATCGTTTTTTGTTGGCTGAGGTTAGCGGTAGATGTTCAACCACTTTTCTGACTACTTCTTTGTCTAATTTACCACCTGAAATTCCTACAAGTGGACTAGACACAACATTCGTATACTCCATATAATATCTATTGAGATAAAAAAAATGTGTTGGAGACTAAATGCTTACATATATTTGGAGAGCCGAGAACCACCAGACGTTGAATACGACGACGTTTTTGCTCCGCCAATAGCCGACTCTACCGCTGAGGCTACTCCTTTGCTGATTGCTCCTTTGTTGCGTTTTAGCACATCGCCGAGAGCGGTCACGCCTTTCTTCATAAGATTACCGCCCGACATAGCTTCGACATCTTCATAATCGATTTTGGAAGTTCCTTTTTCTTTCGCTTCTAATACTTCTGATTTGGTGAGTAATCCACTCATCGTCGCACTCGAGCCCCTTTCAGTAATCATTACACCACCATAGTTCGCAAGAACACAAAGTTCAATATTGGCTAAGGCCGAGTTAGCAATACCTTCCATTGGTTCTGTAGTCACAATCGCTTGGAAACCAAATTGTCCAAGACTAGAACTCGAAAGCATATCGCTCAATCCTAAATCACGAACTGGATCGATGACGATAATACTTCCTAAAGAAGTGTGTTTCGTTCCGTTCCCAGTTCGAACCACGCCACGGAACTCATTCCAAGTTTGTTGAGAACCATTACGGCGAGACATTTGGTAAAGCGAATAAGCATCCATTTCAGATAGAAGTCCCGCTTTGTTGTTGAAAGTGATATTAACTTGAGAGATTGGGTAGCTGAGGTTATTTGACCAATATGCTTTTTGTGACCGATATTGAGGGCGTACCACAAGGTAAATCTTGTCAGGCACTTGACGCATAGAAATGACGTTCGTCATAGCCCCATTTACACCTACACCATCCGACGGAAGAGAAAGGGTTGTTTTGTAGGCTACAAATTCGTCATATGGAAGGATATTTTTAGCATTGAGTTTTGCGTATTGCGATGGATGTAGACTAATATACCGAGCCATTAGTCGAGCGTCATCTTTCAAGAAAAGAGTGGATGCTTGAGTTCCAAATTTAACTCCACTCGAGAAAGACATTACAAGTTCTTGGTTTACATTAAATACATTCTTAAAGTCATTGTATTGAAGCACAAGTTCGAGGTTGTTAATGCCTAAATAAGACGACTCTTCTTCTTTAAATTCAAGAGTTGGCATTCCTAATATGGGTTCATTCACATCAAGAGAGATTTCTACATAATAGGTTGTGTTGGCAGTCAAGTTACCTGAGTCAACCACAGCACCAGCACTTGTGTAGACAACGTAACTGATGCTAGAGTCGGCACGACCCGCGGTATCGCTGTCTTTTTCGGCAGAATCAACACCAGCACCCCACGCCGAGGGTTTGTTCTCCGCCATAGCATCGACTGCTTTGGCGTAATATTTGTCTACCATAGACGGGGTAGTTTGGATGTGTTTGCTTAAAAATCGTTGATGGTATTGTTTCGTTATAACGTTGAGAATATCCGCCGATTGAACCGAGACTTTAGCATTGTTAAGGGTAAGAGACGCCGATTGAAGTGCTTGATTAAGGGGGAAAACTGCTGGTACAATTTGTAAAGTATCGACATTAAACGCTGTTGAACCTACAGTTAATTCCATAACACATTGGATCGTGCCTTGAACACGAATATTACGGTCTACAAGAGTGTTTTCGCTTGGGACATTGACATTGAAAAGGGTAGTGGACGAGCTATTCGAGTTAGTAGGGTAACCTTGAACCACACACGAAGCCGGGCCGTCTTTTACAGCAACTTGAACATCGCTGGTGATACGACTGATACGTGGATCTTGGACTAGAAAGGTAGAAAGTTCGCTAGACATTATATATTGTAGAAAGATAAAAAAAATAGCAATTAGCGATAAAACTTCTTCTAAAAGATTCAGTCTACATTAACTTTCTAAATACCAATTTTATACTAAATGTTCCACCCGACGATATAGTGATTGGGATTAGTGAGCCGTCTAATTTACTTCGGTAATACATTTCAATATTGATATTGGATAATTCGCTTTGGTTTCGCATATTAATCCATCGTGGGTAAGATGGTTCGTAAATGACCCCGGGGATAGGTGTTCCCGCTTTAAAATCTGAGAGTTCAAGTTCTACGATGTTGCTAGAACCGCTTATGGTTTCAGACCCGTTTTGAAAACTATGGTTTGCGGATGTGTTGCTACTTTGAACGGGTATCGTATTTGAGGTCACCACAATAGACTCTACTGGTGACCAAGTATCGAGAGTAGAGTAATCTTGAAGAACCGATATATAGTTGACCTTTACCGATGCTATAGTTCCGTCGGATTGTGGAGGAAAGACTTGGTTCTCGGCGACATTACCGAAGTCACTCATTTTTATTTTATAAGCATTTGCGGTCACCTTTGTGGTCATAGTCTCAAATGTAGTTAGTTCGTGTGTAAATGGTAGCGAATTGAAGAGTCTATAAAGCGGTTTATTTAAGTAAATATTGACTACATCGCTGGGGGTGTCATCGTTAAATGTCAATTCGGGAGCATTTAAAAACACTAAACCAGTATCTTTATCAAAAATGAAATAAGGCATATCTGTCCCTATATTCTTTGATTGACCAAACTCCAGTAGAGTTTTTTGAAGACCAATAAATGCTTGTTTCACCGCTTCGTTGACTAACACGAAAAAAAACTCATAGTTGTACAGATTGTAATACCCTGAACGATAATCAGCATATCCACCCTTGAACCTTGGAGGCGTTGTTCCGTTGGTTTTGTCTTGGGGTTCAAAGTAAATGTGAGCAGTAGAAGCGTAACCACCATATTCGAGGGTGATACTGTATATTGTTCGGTTACGAATGCTTTCATTCGTATCATCCTCGGAGTATTTTATCGTTGGAATAAACACTGGCAATGTCTTCAAATCCACTTTAAAGTTGGCAATGCTCATATCGTAGTTTTCACAATTGGTAATTAGCGGAGAAGTTCTGTCTTCATTGAAAACAAGGTGCGGTTCGTGGTTAAAGTCGCTGTTACTATCTATATTATTTATAAGACAATTCAGATACACGTATTCCCATCGTGACATTATATATATTATCCTATATAAAAAAATTAGACCAACATTGTTATAACTTCATCGAGTGGTCGTTTTACCTTTCGTTGTTGCTTCTTGATATAAGAGACAAATTGCTTGTTGTCCATAGTTTCTTTTAGAAAAGTAGCAACACGAAGGATACACCAACGTCCACACGTGTTGATGCCTTCCATTTCTTGTTGTAGTGCGGTTTTGTTATACATAAACTTGTCTGTTGGTTTTATACTTTTGATAATTTTTCCTAAATCCTCGGACCAGTTGTTGCCCAATTGTTTGTTCATATAATTTGGGATAAAGTCAAGTATTGATTTAGGGCTGTCGGAATAACTATCAAAATATTCGAATTTGTTATCGTTCCTAATTAAAGCAGTCCAATGACCTTGATTGTATTTGGATTCGGTCAATATAAAGCAAAAATCTATTCGATTTGGGAGTAAATCGTAAATATGTTGATATTTTTCAAGATTAGCGTATTTGACGATTTTACAATGTGGGAATGCTGACTCTAAATCAAAGTTGGTGACAAAGTAATTAATAGCGTCAACATATTGCGATTTCTTCAATGTGTTTTCTGTAAATTGTTTCATTATATATTATGAAAATAAAATATACGCCTAAATATATATGACTTCTGTGTATAGTTTGGATGGAAATAGCGTGTTTGAAGTCGCTAAACGGTTTGAGCGTTTAGGTATGAAAGAATTGAAAAAAACACCTGACGAGACAATAGCGAGAATCAAATCCGGTCAAGATACTGGTTCGTCTAAATGGTTGAGCGATTTCAACAATCTTTATGGTTTAGCAAATCAACTACAAGTAAAGACAACACTACAACAAGGGGATCAGTCGTTCTTGAAACAACAACTTGAGGCCGAATATACACAATACAAACTGGATAATGTTGATACTAAAGAAGCAGTTAAAAACCAACTATCTGTAAGTCTTGAGAAGGGGCTAACAGACTTGAAAAGTATAATGGAGGCAGAAGTGGAAGAGATAAATAAAGTACCCGACCTAATGGAACGACGTTTTCTAATTGAAATTGCTCTTGATGTATGGAGCAATAAGTTTGCTGGTGCAGTAAGAGGCAGTAAATATAAAGCAACACTGAAAGAAAACCTTGATTTTATCAAAAACCAACAAATGGCTCTAAAATTAGGGTCACCTGATGTTGCTCAACAAAATATCATATATAAGACACTAAGCCAATCAGACTCAACCATTGCGAATCTTCTTCAACAAATGACACCACTTACTGAATCATTATACAATACATTTAAAAGTAAACTATCACAATGGACGATTGAAATCGATAGTGAATTACAAGAAGCACTTAAAGGCGACGCTCAAACCATAAAAGAGAACTTCAGTGTATCGTCTGCTTCACCTGAAATATCTAAGTATGATGTCATATTCAAGCGACTCCAAAAGAAATATAGCGAATTAAACAACCTCATTCAGAATATGGGTTCAACCATCGATGACCGATCATCTATTAATTTAAACCCAAATGAACCATAGGGTTTCGCCCCCACACGACGGGTTTTAATATCCAACTATATATATGAAAGAATACAATAATGCGGTAGCCAGTATCGGCAAACTAATGTCTCTCGAATCCAAAGTGAATGTAGTAGGTTCAGCGTCTATCAAAAAATCAATCTATTATTCGGATTATGACTTATTTGAAAACGTTAGTGGTAAAAGCGATACAATGATTTATAACCATTTTAAGAGCGTATTTGAAGTGGTAAAGCGGTCAGACAATGTAGTCATTACAGACTTTAAATGTGGTGAAAAAAATGGTGTTTCGTTACGCTGGACGTATGAAGAAATCAAGAACAATAATAATCAAGGTGTGAGTTTTGCAGAAGCGTTACGACATAAGTCGATGATAAAAATGGACATTGTGGCTTTAGTATCGGGTCGATTTGTTGAGATTACAGAAGTATACAACATTTATTTAGATGGAGAACCAAATATGTCTATGACTCTAGAAGAAATCGTTGAAAATATTAAAAATGAATACGCCATGGAAGTTCGAGACGGAAATTATATGAAAGCATTAAAACGAATGTTTAGTTTGTTAAAACTTAAAAACGAAGAACCACAGAAACAAGAACTTTTGCTCGAATATTTTAACTCACCCAATGGTCTCATATACCGATGTAAGAGTGATTTAGAGACGATGTTGTTGGTGTTGGATAGTTCAAAGTTTAATTTAACAGAAATACGTGAAAGTCTACAACTTCTTAAAGAAACTATATCCGCTTTTCCAGTAGTGAACGATTTAGAAGAAATAAGTAAAAAGAAAAAGAAGAACGAAATGAAACCATTATTAAGGAGACAAATTAGAACGCTGAAAAAAAACATCAACGAACAAGCCAAACGATTCATTTCACAAAAAGGACTTTAAACTTGTTTGATGTATTGTAGTTGTTTTATCTCGTAAAATAGTTTCGGATTAGTTCTTTTTAAGTAATTCATTATTTTGGTTATTTCAATCATAGATATTGGATTATTTTAGTTAGGTTTATATTACTTTTCATAGAATCATATAAAAATTAAATCTAATCTTTATATAATGTTGAATTTCGAATCCGTTGGTAATCCTATTGCTAAAATTATCGATAAAAGGAATACAAAGAAGGAACAAATTGTTTATTTATCCGACCCGGAGCTGGATGGCGAAGTTCGAAACGGATATACCACAATTGATTTAGAACCACACCAATCATTTCAGCAAGTTGCAAGTAACAAAGAACGAGACATATTGTATATAACTGGTGCTAGTGGAAGCGGAAAATCGTATTATAGTGCCGAATACATAAAACAATACATAAAAAAGCATCCGAGAAATGAGGTTATGTTATTTTCGTCGGTTGGTGATGATGCGGTATTGGACAAAATAAAGAAAGTGAAGCGGTTTAAAATACACGATGATGACTTTGTTGGAGAACAATTTTCAATCGACGATTTTAAAGATAGTTTACTCATATTCGACGACGTTGATTGTATATCAAGCAAACCGATTTTAAAGAAAGTGTATGAAATACTAGACAAAGCACTCACAACAGGAAGGCACACTGGAACGAGTGTTATTTACACGACGCATACGGCTTGTAACGGCAAAGCTACCAAACTTATTTTGACCGAATCGCATAGTGTAACCTTTTTTATGAATGCGATGGGGGGAAAATCTTCAAAATACTTGTTGGACTCTTATTTAGGACTTGACAAGAAACAAATTGAAAAGTTGAAAAATGTCAAAAGTAGATGGACTACTATTATGAAATCATACCCGCAACTGGTCCTCACACAACGAAAATTGACTTTTAGCAAGGATTTATGAAACACGTAACCCTTTTTTTTATCTTAACTTAGTATATATGAGAACTTTAAAAACACTTCGTGATGGATGTATTGATGGAGGTAAATTGGTTGAATATGAAATGGTTGAAGACACAAACGAACATGCGGGAACTACCACTTTAGAAGTAGCAAAATACGATAGTATGCTTGAATCAGGTTTTTATTTAATTACAGGAGAGATTGCTTTTGAATTTAAAACAGATCAAGCGTATTTTCCTTTGTCGAATGTTCACGAGAAGTTTGCCTTGAATTATACTGACCAAGATAGTACCACCCAAGAAATTGTTTTAGACGTAACGAATTCCTTCGTGTCGACTACTCCTACGACATCTAACTACACAGCGGGTAAATATTACATCAATAAACCAATTTATATTAATGATAATGTAGGCGAGTTTAATTTGGTTATGGGAGCATCCGAATTTGATGGTGTTTCTGAACCCACAGACTTTACCGGAAGTGACACTTCAGATTTTTCTTCCACTTTTAAATCTATGGAATGGAGCGATGACTTTACGTGGAATGATACGTTACTAACCAACACAAACACGACTAGCGGAAATGTTATTGAAAGTTCTTTAACTACTTTTACTTTAGATACATTTGACATAGCTTCCGGCAAAGATGGATCCATATTTAATGCCCAAGTTCAATTTCAATGCTTCACAGAAAGTGGATTTTCAGATGCTGGTGTTCCCGCTGGACCAGTGATTGAATATTCCGCATTGGGAGCGTGTCATCTTATATTGTTAAAAGACGGAGTTGAAATAAATCGTAGTTCCATTGCGTCATCCGAGAGTGGAGATATTGTCGGCGTGTATAAAGCTCCTCTCAGTATTAATTCACGACTTGATGCTGGGTCTTACGAACTTCAAGCGTCGGGATGTGGTCTATACAGCGGTGGTGCTAGGAGTCATATTGGTAACCAAAAAGGTATAGTCAATGTATTGGTTAGCAGAGCGGGAAGTGGCAATAGAAATCAATTCAATCAAGAAGATTCGGCACTCTCTTATGTGACTTTGGCAGAGCCCGTCTTTGAAGAAGTAACGATTGGCGGGACAACCGCTGAAACGGGGACGTATTTATACCAATCTATATCGAGTGGTGTAGGTAATTTACCAAACTTCAAATTTCTTGGAGACAACTCTTCCATTCAACTTCGCCGTATTTTTTAATTGAATTATAAATTAGAATTAAAATGTAACTCTAATTTATATGTATGAACTTACTCTAGACGAGCAGTTTATGATTTTTTGTATTTTGGACGACATTAATCGGTTGTTTTTTTATGATTAATCGGTTGTACGACGCTTATTGATATGAAGCAATTCGTCGAGTTCATGTATACTGTGTTTATATTCAAAATTATCATTTACAAAATCATCATCTTCATAGTCTCTAGATAAATATTGCTTATCATCGTTCACCGCATCTGTGAATGCTATTTCACACATAGACCTTGTAGGTACTTTCATTGGCAGGAATATATCCATTTCTCCATGATTGATATCGTGGCGAACTATGGTTAGAATGTACATATATATTATACACAGACAAAAAGTTTTTGAAAATAAACTATTGTATAATATATATGAATATTGAGGGAGTTAGCGATCCAGCTGTTGTTTTAAAACGAGCAAAGAACTTGTATGGAGACGAGGTTCAAATCTACTTTTCGACTCGAAAGAATAAAAAATATATGTTGATAGATCCATATACTGACAAGAGAATCCATTTCGGTTCATCTCTCTATCAAGATTTTACTAAACATAGAGACGAGGAAAGGAGACAAAAGTTTTTGAAACGAAACAAAAAATGGAAAGACGCCGATCCGTATAGTCCAGCTTATGCGTCATATCATCTTTTATGGTGAGGTTCAATTAAATCAAAATCAATATTTACACAAACTGCTTTATTTTTGCCCCTAAACACACAGACATTATCGACTCGAACAAAATCGCCGTATTTTTGTTTTAACTTCAAAAACTTTTCTAGTTGACGTTCGTTGTGAGTTTTCATTATATCTTACACATATAATTTCTTTTTATTGTTTTTTTGAACATTCCACATAATCTGCTTGTTTATTGTAATGTTCTCTACTGGTGATTAGTATAACTCCGCTATTGATTTCATCTGCTGTTTTTTGAAAATTAATATGGTCTTTTATTGCTTTTTTTAATATGCTTTTATCAGGTATTTTATACGCACTTAATACGTCGCTTATATTATGGTAATATTTCTTGTTTTTCATTGTATGGACATCATACGATGGTTCTAACAAAGTGTCTCGTAGCATTACGACCACGTGTCCCCCCATAAGGGTGAATGTATCTTCGTCAATAGAAACGACATATATAGGTCTTACTGATAATTTAACGTCAATGTTGTATTTGATACAATCGTAGAGATATTGGCAATTTGTCGTACATTGCTTCTTGACTTTATTGATTTTTTGATATTCCCTCATTTTAAGGATTGTATTGGCGATAAATAGTTCTTTATGGTTCATATTGAAGTAATAAATAACTATGTAGGTTCTCTTTAAGTTATCTTACTGATATATTTGCGGACTTTGTCGTAAGAAGTATACGTAGGTTTTTTATTATTATCATCATTATTATTATCATTATCATTATCATTATTTTTTTTACAGGGAAGGAATAGAATATAGAATATATTCTAAAGAAAGAAAGAAAGGAAAAGGGGTGAAGAAAGGGAAGAAATCCTGCCCCAAATACGATAAAGTGTCTACATGAGATGAACTAGTAGATAGTTTTACGAATCAGGGGCAGGATTTCTTCCCTTTCTTCACTTTTCAACATTGACCACCCAAATCTTCATCGTCAGACTCATCACCTTTCATTTTAAGACCGTGTATCCTCTCACAATCAATTTTCTTTCCATTAATTTTTGCTTGACCTGTACGGAACTGTTTCTTCAAAACGATATGATGACTAATCAAATCGCTGAACGCTTTCTTGTTGAGGTTTCTCTTCTCTAATTTAGTAAGGTTAGAATATAGGTCACTTGCCTTGTATAAGTCAAACACATCTTTCAACTTCACGAATTCGGTATTGTCTGTTGCTTCATAATTTTCCATCATCCATCCATACATCTCATCACTACCCAAAACATATTGCTTGGATAGGTTTCTAATACGCTCAGGTACATACAATGTCTTTTCAGCATTTTCCAAAATATATTGAAAGAATGCACACGAATGTTCTTCTTGCCATGCTTCTGTCTTATAATCTAAATTGCCTTTATAGATGCCATTACTTTCATCTACATCATCAGGATTTGACACGAAAGTGCTTTCAAAAGGAATGTCTACAATACGCTCCAAGACACTTGTATCCATCCGTCCACTCAATAATAGTTTTTTGTTTAATTCCATTATCAAAACCATATTTAATTGTGTTTTAGTATTCCCGTTGTATAATCCACGAGCAGAAATTTCCGCACAACCGGTCAATTCTTTCACAAAACCAGTTTGAATTTTACAACCATCTTCAGGTTCGCTACTGACTACCATTCTCTTTTTATGGAGATTGGCTAGTTCAGGATTGGCACCAGTTTTCTTCACTTCTTTGGTTAAAACCTCAATAGATAGTTTGTAAGCATAATCTCCTAACATTTTGAAAGCAAGTTCGTTCAATAGCCCTTTACCATTTCTACCTTGACCATTCGCAATAAATAATTTTTCAGGGTGTTCTCCTGACAAAGATAATCTTAACACACTCAAATAACATTTTCCAACTTCAGGGTCAGGAAAGATACTATTAAATACTTTCGCAACCGTTGCTAATTGTTCATCAGTAGGTTTAACATAATCACGACCAGTATTTTGTGTGATATAATCTTCTTTTTTGATGTCATAGGGCAATCCTGTCTTCAAGTCAAACGCTTTATTCTTGAACGCAAATATATATGGTTTGTTATCAAATATATCTTCTGTGTCACAATGTTCGCTATACATTTTATCCATTACAAAACTACAAACATTACTGAGTTTATTTTTCTTACATACTTCTTTCAGGTGATTAAGTGTAATCGCATATTGTTTCATATCATCTTTTAAATTACCCAATTGTTTCTCAAAATGTTCTCTGATAGTATCACCAATCATTGTTCGCAAAATATGCGGTTCTTTCTTATCTATAATTCTCCACTGATTACGATAGTATAGGTACATAGTGCTATTAGATACGATACAACAATCCCCAGCTAGTTCCCAAAATAATTCAGAAAAATCTCTATCCGTTGGTTCTGTTGAAAATGGTTTAGCAGTCATCTTATAATATAGGTCATTGTTCGATAATTTCGCATAATGCCGTAATGTGCCTTCACCAGCAGTGATATTTTCAATAGAGTAACTATTCCACAACGCAATAAAACCATCATCCGTAAATCGTTCGCTTTTCATAGACGTTTGTCTTGCTTGTTCTTCCGTGAAACCGCATTTTTTCATAGCACATATAATTTTTATCCAAGCATCTCGGTCATCCAAATAGGAAATAGCAATGATGTTAACAATCGATTGAAGAAGACTTACATCTTCGGTAGTAGTGTTGGTGGGAGTGTTGGTGGGTGTTTTTTTTTCTTGTAACTTGTCCATCTGAAAACATTTCTTAAAACTTTCTGAATCAAAATAAGAAGGGTCATCGTGTTCGCCCTTGAACCATTCTTTACCAACTCGTTCAAATACTTTTTCTCCTAAATAGTCAATCACTGTTAAATCGGAACAATTAACGATATTTTTTTTCATTCTTTCATTTTTGTTTTGTGGAAACTCCATCCAAATATGGAACCCTTTTGTATTGCCTTTTGTATAAAAACTCTTTTCCATTTTGGTGGCTTCATAGAATTGTTCTAATGTATAATTTGGGTCGTCAATATCGACTACGGCATAATTTGTATCTTTTAAATAATAGCAACAACTGATGTATTGGTCTTTGGACATTTCATATTCACATTGTTCATATGTCCAATTTTTACCAATGCCTTTAATCTTATCTTTTCCTTTGCCTTTAATCTTAGGTAGCAAAATGTATTCGTGTGGGATGTTTTTCAAGAATTGAGGTTCTTCGTTGTTCATTATATATATGAGTAAGATTTTTTTAAATCAATTTTTATAAATATATATATAAAAAATCCCTAAAGAATCAGCGATTTTTTATAGTAAGAAAACCCCTAAAGAAATAGGGAGGGGTCGATCCGGAATAAAAGGGTTTGTTGTCTTTTGAAACAATAGTATTTGGTGGAGTATTTACTTGCTCGTTGTAAATTGAGTTCTTTGTTGTTTTCACGCCATTTTTTCACATATTCACTATTTTTTGGATGAGTCATTCTTATATATATATATAGTAAGATTTTAAATCAATTTTTCATTTATCTTTAATACCTTCCTAGTTAATATTTGTCTCTACATGAACTCTGATAAACTATGAGTCACTGGTGGAATCCGTTGTTTTTTTCTATATTCCTTTTGGTATGCTTTTTGGTAGTCCTTCATATCAACCAGCATTGGTCTGTTCTTATTTACAACACTATGATCGAAGACACCCATATAAAATAGCTCTCGTTCTTTTGCTTTCAATTTATTGTCTAAATTATCCTCAAGAACAATACAATTATAATTTTCGCCTTTAAATACTTCTTTGGATGTACACATACACGACTGATTTTTGTAGGTGCTTAAATGAACCGCAAGACGAGACGTGAGGTTTGAAGTGTGACCAATGTATTTTTTGTTGGTTACATTACAGCATATCATATAAATCAAATATTTCTTTGGTAGGTTGTCGAACATTATAATATATGTTTAGATTTTATTTTTCGGAAAGTTGGGATTTTCCCTAAATAATGTCACGGCGGATATGGTTCGCAATATTATGGTCAATATTGTACACCATACACCTAAAGTTCATATTCGTCCGTTCGTATTATGTTTTCGTTCGACGACAAACTGCTGTTGGCTGACATAGGTTCTCCATTCTTTGCTTTTTGAAGCAAATCGAAAAACTTCACTTCTTGTTTCACAATAGATATCAGGTTATTGTGCGATATTTTCAGATATTTACGACGTACATCGGGATATATACTAATTTCTAACTTTTCTAAAGCATCGTTGTATTCCTTATGTAATTGTGGGTTCATTTCGGATTGGTTTCGGGCGTTGTTGAGTGTATGCGTTAAAAGCATTTGTGATTGTAAAATAACCTCCATTTGTTCCGGAAACTTCTTAAACTTAATGAGTGCCGATACGGACGCAATGACGGACGATAAAGCTATTGGAACTAATGCGACCGCATCACTTTGCCATCCCATTTGTATTTTCATAGATTCAAACATTCCCGTAACGAGAGACAAAACGATGATACATTTATTCCAGTCATCGCTGTCTTTTTTAAGTTGTTCGTGTGCCAACGACAAGGCATCTCGTTTTGATTTAAGGTCTTGAACGATTATAGATAATTTGTCTTTTTCCATATTATATATAAATATTATTCTAAATTGGAATGGTTTTTATGCGATTCTGTATCCATACATATTTGTCTGTATATTTTCTGTAGACGGTGTTCCATAAAGCGTTAGATAACCTGCGTTTCCTGATTTATATTTCACAGCTATAAGGTCACCTGCTTCTAATGGAAAAATAATACTTCTATTTTCAGACGTTGGTATAGTTATACCATTGTATGTTATACTTTTTTCAACCCCATTTCTTACATATACAATTTGTATTGCTGTTGTTCCTCCCTTATTCAACATGGTTAGTGAGTATCCAATCAAATATATTCCTGTTTCTTGTATGGTATATGCATGTCCTCTATTTTGCTCAACCATTGTTCCTGTATTAGGTTTTTGGAACGAAATTGCTTGAAATCTCGCATAATCACCTAATATCAAGGCTGTATAATTAAGGTTCAAAAAACAGAGAAAATACGCACTGCTTCCTGAATTAATAGTTGAACCTACAATAGATATATTTTCCCCTGCGGTCAGAATGTCTTGTTTCGTCTCCAGTCCTTCGTCCAGTTCTTGTTGGGTTATTCCTCCACCACCCTCACCACCACTCGAAGAAATGACATTATTTACATCAATCGTGATATTATTTCCCGCCGTCAAGACGTCTTGTTTTGTGTTCAATTGGGCTAGGGTAACTTCACCATCAGCACCAGCCGGACCAGTCGGACCAATAGCACCATCAGCACCATCAGCACCAGTTTCCCCTTGTATACCTTGCGGACCATCAGCACCATCAACACCATCAGCACCATCAACACCATCAGCACCATCAGCACCAGTCAAACCTTGAATCCCTTGTTCGCCTTGTTCGCCTTGGTCTACACTCGAAGAAATGACATTATTTACATCAATCGTGATATTATTTCCCGCCGTCAAGACGTCTTGTTTTGCGTCTAATGAAGTCTGTAGATTTGCTGTTTTCGCAATAGATAACCCACCATTTTGAATAACATTTTGTTTTGCGTTTAATGAACTCTGTAAGTTAGCCGTTTTAGAAATAGATAAACCACCATCCACAATTACATCTTGTTTTGCGTTTAATGAAGTTTGTAGATTTGCCGTCTTGGCGATAGTTAAACCACCTACCGGAATTACATCTTGTTTTGCGTTTAATGAAGTTTGTAAGGTAGCCGTTTTAGCAATAGATAAACCACCATCCACAATTACATCTTGTTTTGCGTTTAATGAAGTTTGTAATTCAGCAATATTCGAAATATTTAAATCACCTTCTGCTATAACATCTTGTTTTGCCTCTAATGAACTCTGTAAGTTAGCCGTTTTAGCAATAGATAAACCACCATCCTCAATAACATCTTGTTTCGTCTCCAGTTGTCTATCTACATAATCTTTACTGGTTAGTTCGTTCAATTGTAACGGGGTTTCATTACGAGTATAATAACGCTCAGACAAATTCGCTATGGTTTGATTTCCATTTCTATAGAACCCAGTTAAACCAATCGGCAAATAAGACCCCGTTGTGGCGTTGAACGAAGTTACATCATCAGGAATTCCTTGACAATCAATCATAACGATCTGTTGATACGAAAACGATGGGTTCAATATAAAAGTAGAGGCATTTGAAAAATTACAACGATATAGGTATAAAATCCCTGTGAAGTTACTGACATTGAGAGACATAATGTCGCTATCACTTATGATCATCCATTCTTCAAAAGGAATTGAACCACCTCCGCGAATCGTTAAACCACCATTTAAATTAATACCATGAAAGTAGTGTTTCAATAAATCCCCAGAAATAGTAGTCATCCCGTTTACTTGTAACCCAGTTAATCGTACACGTTCAGAGTTACTTATGGTTAAAGTTTTTGTTCCAGCTAATTCTGTGATAGTTCTATTTCCAACCAATGGACAAAGTATTCCAATATTTCGTTTATTGTCTATTACGACATCTTCAATCCCATACGAACCCGCTGATATTTTCAATACGACGGCTTCTTGTTGTGCCATAAGGTCGAGTGTTTGTTGTATCGAGCCACTTAATCCTGCTTCATTATCATTGACATAAAATGTGTTAGAATATTCGCCATCTGGAAACTCGGCACTTATGATATTGTTGATAATATTTATATGTGTTCCTGCTGTCAATTTGTCTTGTTTGGATTCTTCTAAAGCGGATATAGAACTGGTATTTCCACTAACTTCGCCCTGTAATGCCAATATATCGTCGTCGTTAGACTCGATTTGACTTGTATGACTTGCGGTTAATAATTGTAAAGCGGATGTCTTCGGTTCTTCTGTATCCAACCTTCCTTGTAATGCTAATATATCGTCGTCGTTAGACTCTATTTGAATTGTGTGATTGGCTGTAAGTAATTGTAAAGCGGATGTCTTTGGTTCTTCAGCGTCCAACCTACCCTGTAAAGCCAATATGTCACCATCGTTAGCCCCTATTTGACTTGTGTGACTTGCGGTTAATAATTGTAAAGCGGATGTCTTCGGTTCTTCTGTGTCCAACCTTCCTTGTAATGCTAAAATGTCACCATCATTCGACTCTATTTGACTAGTATGACTTGCTGTAAGCAATTGTAAAGCAGATGTCTTCGGTTCTTCTGTGTCCAATCTTCCTTGTAATGCCAATATGTCACCATCATTCGACTCTATTTGACTTGTGTGACTTGTGGTTAATAATTGTAAAGCAGATGTCTTCGGTTCTTCTGTATCCAACCTTCCTTGTAATGCCAATATGTCACCATCATTCGACTCTATTTGACTTGTATGGCTTTGAGTTAGCTCTTGTAAAGCGGATGTCTTCGGTTCTTCAGCGTCCAACCTACTCTGTAATGATAAGATGTCCTCGTCGTTAGACTCGATTTGAATTGTATGGCTTTGAGTGAGTAATTCCAAATTGTCTATTTGTGTGAATGCGTGGTTTACACTTCTTTCACCAACCGCCAAATTTTTATATATGATTACGTCTCCAACCGAGTCAATCAATAAAGCATCCCCTTCATTTCCTGCGTCAAATAAGGCAACTGGGTTCGTGTCACCATTTCCATACTGACTTACTTTTAACGCTGGACCGAATCCTTGATTGGAGATATCTAATTGTGTAGATATAATGATTTCATTATTTATAGTGGTGTTATTGTACATAAGATTATTGATATTAAACGAACCATCTAAAGTTAAATCTCCCTTAATGTGTAAATCATTTTCTAGAGACAAATTATTCATACTTATATCGGATTCTGTATTTAGATTCTCTTGTTTTTGATTTTGTAATGCTAAAATGTCACCATCATTCGACTCTATTTGACTGGTATGACTTGCTGTAAGCAATTGTAAAGCAGATGTTTTTGGTTCTTCTGCGTCCAACCTCCCCTGTAATGCCAATATGTCACCATCATTCGACTCTATTTGACTTGTGTGACTTTCTGTAAGGGATTGTAAAGCGGATGTCTTCGGTTCTTCAGTGTCTAACCTCCCTTGTAATGCCAATATGTCACCATCATTCGACTCTATTTGACTTGTGTGATTGGCTGTAAGTAATTGTAAAGCTGAGGTCTTTGGTTCTTCTGTATCCAACCTACCCTGTAATGATAAGATGTCCTCGTCGTTTGTGTCTATTTGTGTTTGATGACTTGCTAATGTTCCAATATGTTCGGTGGTCGTAATGAACAAGCTCTCAATATTGGCGGTATTTCCTTCAATATTTTCTGTATTATCTGTTTGTCTCGACGCTAAAAGTTGTCTGAAAGATGCCATATATATATATATTCAATATAAAAAAAGACAACTAATGTTTCAATTCGTTTTAACTAAGGAAACCTCCTCCATCACTTGAAGCAAACCATTCTACTATACCCTCTGATGTTGCTAATTCTGGAAATGCGTTTAACATTCGAGTACAACCTTCAAACATACCAGTAAAACCACCGCCCGGATAATTCACCTGAACACTATCCACATTCCATACTCGTATATCTTGTAAAAAATCTGTACAACCGCTGAACATATACGCCATATCAGTGACTTTTGATGTATCCCAACTTAATATGTTTCCATTGAACGATGTAGCACCTTGAAACATACTTCTCGTATTTGTGACGTTTGACAAATTCCAACTTCCTATATTTTGATTGAATTGAAAATTATTATAAAACATACCATTTGTGGTTGTTACATTACTCGTATTCCAATTGCTTATATCTTGATTAAATGATTTAGCTTGTGCAAACATAAACATCATATTTTCGTTCTTTGACATGTCCCAAGTTCCTATGTTTTGATTAAAAGATTCACAAAAAAAAAACATAGCAGAAGTGTTAGTGGCGTTGCTCATATTCCATTGGGATATATCTGAATTAAAATCATAATAATCAACATAAAATGCATTAGAAAAAATTGTAAGACCAGAAACATCCCAATTACTTATTGAATTTACACTTTTTTTGTTGGAGTTTATCCCATCCGGTAATAATTCTGTATTATCTATAAAATAAGCTATAGCATTTTTTAATATTGTGTTCGTAGTAGGTGTATAAACGAGGATTGTTTCATTTAATAATCTTGGTAATTCTTGTACAATTCCACCAACATAACAATCTGAATCTACTCTAAAATACGTGTCTTCTCTGACTATTCGAACTTTATATTCACCTTCAATTAAATCAGGAACTACGCATGTTTTTGGTAGAAAGTTCCTATGATGTTGTGCTGTAAATGTAAATGAATGATCACACACGTGTCTTATTTCATTATTGGGTGTTAATATTTGATATGTAATTGTAGATGTCCCACCGTTTGGTTTAAATGCGGTTGTTTCAAAAGTAAAAATAAGAGTTCCTCCATTGACATTGAAAGTGTTCTCAAATGTATGTGTTAAACTTGTTATGGATGATGTAAATATTCCAAATTCTTCATATAAATGTGAAGCATACCCAAGAGTTGTTGCTATACCACCATCCGCACCATCAGCACCATCAGCACCATCAGCACCATCAGCACCATCAGCACCAGTAGCACCGGTAGCACCGGTAGCACCGTCAATTCCATCAGCACCATCAGCACCATCAGCACCATCAGCACCATCAGCACCATCAGCACCAGCTGGACCTTGTGGACCAGTATCTCCTTTTTCTCCACCAGTTTCACCTTGAATACCTTGTATGCCTTGCTCACCAGTCGGACCTTGAGGACCTTGTGGACCAGTAGCACCATCAGCACCATCAGCACCAGTCTCCCCTTGCGGACCTTGTGGACCAGTAGCACCAGTATCTCCTTGCGGACCAGTAGCACCATCAACACCATCAGCACCAGCTGGACCTTGTGGACCAGTAGCACCTTGCGGACCAGTAGCACCATCAACACCATCAGCACCCGCAGGACCAGTAGCACCAGTATCTCCTTGTGGTCCAGTTTGGTCTAAATACGTGATTAGTATATTGCTTCCACGTATTAGTTGAATAGAAGAATTGAAATTGGAAGAAAAACCAAAGTCGGTCTCGTAGTTTACGTTGCTTTCTAATTCTATCGTATCATTAGCATTGAGAGAAAAATATAAAGAATTAGAACAAGACCCATAACGTGCGTAATCTGAATGTCTTAAGTAACAACTTGCTTGTCCTCCAAACGTTTTATCATATGTTTCATTTATATGACACCCTACTCTTATAATTGCTCTAGTTGTATTTCTGTTAAAAAATGCACACATAAATTCAACTCTATAATTACCACTCTTTAAAATGGTAACTTTGGAATCATCAGTAAAATTAAACAAATCTGTGTTCGTTTTAACAAGATTATCAAAAGAATTGATAAAAGAAGTGGTGTCCCCAATTGTTACCGCATCGGATCTTACCGCATAAAATATATTTGTTGCTTCGTTGTCAATTGTTCCATTTGTGATTCCTGTAACTGATATTATCCCATCAGTAATGTCGATATTTGCTCCAGCTTCTAATGATGAACCACCTCCATCAACACCATCAACACCATCAGCACCCGCAGGACCAGTAGCACCATCAGCACCATCAACGCCATCAACGCCATCAACGCCATCAGCACCCGCAGGACCAGTAGCACCTTGTATACCTTGCGGACCAGTAGCACCATCAACTCCATC